ATCAATTGTTGTATTCCCTACCATATATTGCTTATTAGCAACGCTTATTTGTGCTGGGTCAGTATCGGTTGCCTTTATTCTCATTAATCCGCTAAATCTACCTTCATCAGTATTCATACCCATAAATGTAGAATCAATATTGATTACATTTTTATTAAGGTTATTAGAATATTGTCTAATGACTAATTGACTTAATGAACGATACTTATCCGATAAATATTCGTAACGATACCAATTTTTTAAATTAAGCCCATCTTCATCTGCTAAAAATCCTTTATAAGAATAATACCCATCATAACTATCATTAAAGCCTAAATCTAAATCTGCATTAAATACATATTCATCCGTATTATTTAATGAACCAATACATTGATAAGATTGAAAAGCAGGTTGTATAGTAAATGAAAAATTACTTACTGTGTTTGCTATAACTGTTGATTTCCAATAGGATGAAGCTGCTTTTGCTAATACATATTCAAAATAAATTGTTCCCGATTCAGGTGCAGGTGGCAATATTAAATTTAATTCAGTAAGTGTTGTATCAACATCATAAGGCTCAAAGTAATAACTTGAACCACCAAACTCCCATTCTTTATTATTATCTATACTATAAAACCCTGCTGGTGTTTGCAATTGAATCCTTAATATAAAGAACGCATCTGGAACAGTTGCACCAACCGATACAAGATTTGAATTAAAAGAAATATTAACTACTTCATTAAATGCTATATTAGGAAAATATGTAGGTCTTATTGAAGCATTGTAAGGTGATATAACATTTGTAATATCTATGTAATAATCATTTGATAATTTACTTGGATATGGTGCTACAAATATTAAACCGCCATTTACATCTTCAGTCCAAGCGTAAGCGTGAGTGGTTGATACTATTTGTTTTAAATCTCCATTAGTAATATAGTTTGATGGATATTCAATTTGTTTGTCAAATTGTACTTTATTATAACCCTTTCTTAATAGTTTCATTTGGCTATTATCAACAAAGAATAAACCTGTTTCATTATCAGTATAACCATCTATTAATCCATTAAAACTTGTAGTTCCTGAATCAACAACTAATCCAGCATTATCATATTCAGTAAACCAATATGTTTCTTGTGCAAATTGTGAAACTGCAACTATATGCCATTTACCTTGTGCTTGAAATAATCTTGCACCAAATCCTTTTACTATTTTAGTTAAAACTGCCAAACAATTATCAACTTGATAATCATTAGTAATAAATAAAGCAAAGTTTAAAAATGATTGCTTTAATGGGTCTGCCCAACTTAATGCCGACCTATTGTACATTCCATCTGCGTAATAACTTATTCCTGTTATAACATTTAAGTTAGTAGGAAAGGCTATTGCGTTTAATGAGTTTATTAAATAAAACATACAGTCATTAAAATCACTTAAAACATAATCTTCAGCTAATGGATATTTAATCTTTTCTAATATACCCAAACCATCTACTGCGTTAAATGAAAGTTCCTTCCTTCCTGTTGTAAATGCAAATTGAACGCTATCACTTAATGCCCATCCTTGCCACTCTAAAGTTTCATCATAGTAAAGTTTACATAAATACTTCCTATCGTTTAATGTTGTTAAGTTTGGCATATTTTCAATGTCATCCGTAACATCAATACCAATACTTAATTGACTTGCATAAATAGGCTCAAAAATATCATCACTTCTTGGGATGTATTGCAACTGAATTGTAGTTGCAGGATATTCAATTAAAGCACCTGCGTACCCATCTTCTAACATATACAATATTGAAATACTACCACTTTTGGTAGCCATTGTAATTTTATATTTATTAGCGTATGCCATTATACTCCCCTTCTTAAGTTAAGTGAATAATTAGACCTTTGTAATGCTAAAACTAAATCATTTCCTTTTAATACAAATGAACCACCACTCATTCCACCACCACTACTCATTGCACCTGCGTTAAATGTAGTATTTAAAAATCCACTTAATTTATTCAATGGGATAATAGCTTCAGGACCAGCTTCACCAACCATTCCAATATGCGGTTTATTAACAATACCACCTTCAGCATATTTTGGTATCATTAATATTCTACCAGCAGAACCAGCAACGTTAGATGCTGCAATTCCAGCTCCTGCAACTTCACTACCTCCACCTGTCAAAGCAGCCATAATTGCTCTAAATATCAATGTTTGAATTACCATTGCTATTAATTGTTCGGTAATTTTTCCTAACATATCCAAAAATGCCTTTCCAAAACTATCTCCTTTTTGCATTGCATCATAAACACCTTGTAAAGCATTTACTACACTTCCTGAAAGTTGTTTTGCAAATGATTCATAAGATTTTTGTTGTTCTTCTAATGCTTTTTTATTTTCTTCTCCGCTTTTTTTAACTAAATCACTTTTAAATTTATACCATTTAGAAAGCCAATTTAAATGTTCTTGATGGCTTTTTTCTATATCTTTTATGGTAGTATCTTCTTTAACGGATTCCATATTATCTTGTCCTGATAATACTGACCTTTTCTTAATAGCAGTTACATAATCAAATACCTTTTCAGGTTTTTTAATTGCTCCTATTTTATTATCTTCTAATACAGTTGTTTTTTTAGATAAATCATATATTTGATTTATTAATCCGTATTGAGTACCCAATAATTTATTTCTTTCGGATACTAATTGGTTTACTTTATATTCAGGAATACCAGTTAATTCGGATATTTTTTTAATATCAGCAGTTTCTACAAATGTCTTTTTTAATATTTCCGATAAAGTATTATAATTCTTTTTTACTGCATCAACATTAAATGATACTGCCCAAGTTTCTTTTATATTAGTTAATTGTGTTCCTAAATCTTGTATTCTTCCAGTAACTTTTGATAAATTTCCTGTTAATTGTTCTATTTCTTTTGATGCCCCTTTAGCTTGAGCAACTGCATATATATTTTCAGCATATTTTGCATAAGCTATATATAAATTTTCAACAGTTGTCTTTTCAGTATTTAATTCAGTAAAATATTGTGGTGCAGAAGTATTTAATTCTTTTAATATTTCTTTTCTTTTCTCTAATGATAAATTATGATTATCATAAGCTGCAACTAATGATGCAATATTTGATAATTCTTTTCCTGCAAATTTGTCAGTTTCGCTTAATTTATTTTTCCAATTTTCATATTCTTCAGCAGTCTTTTTTGTTTTTTCTCCTGTCTTAAATATATCATCACCAAATTTTACCAATACTGCGGAAACAATACCTACTGCTAATCCTAATCCTGCTGGACCAGCTAAACCTTGAACCATTGTTTTTAATGCAGCACCTGTGCTTGTACTTGTTTCTCTTAATCTTTGAAATGATTCTATTAATGGATTAATGTTATTTGAAATACCTAAAAATCCGTAAGGTGCATCTTGAGCAATCCTTGATAAGTTATTAAGTGCTTGACCAGCTTGATTGCTGTATTGTGGAAGTTTTTGAAATGAATTACCTAATTGATTAACTGCACCACTTGTTTGTTGTATAACCTCTAATGCCTGTTTATTATCAGCCGTAATTTTTAATTCTAAAGGTGTTGACATAATATTTAATTTACTCCATACAATTTAAGTGTTCTTGCCAATTGGTCATTTGTTAACATTACCTTTTCTTCTTCAATTTCTAAATCATCAATAGCTGGTATATGCCAAAATCCTTTCATTGATTTAGGTGATTTTTCAGTAGTGCTACTTAAATATACAATATAGGCAAGGTTTCTAGTCCTTGCCCATTCGTTTAACTCTTGTTTTTCCTTACCCATTACGATAATAGAAAAGTCTTTCCAAGTCATATCCCAAAACTCATTGGGTCTTATATTGCATTCAGCAGCCTTAACTAAAATATCATCCCAACCTAGTTTTGCTAGACTTTTTTTTTTCATCTTTTTTAGCCCCATTACTTTGTACTGATATTATTGTTCTATCAACTATATATTTGATATAGTCTATCAACTGACCTTCAGTAGCAAGTATTGAGCCTAATTCATCAATCCAATCACAAGCATCTTCTTCTTTGTATTCAATATCTTGCTTATTACTAACACAAGCAGATTTATAACCTATATACACTAATTTTATTATATTATCAATATCAAATTGCGTATTAGCTAATACATCAAAATACTTGTCTACTGTTATACCTTTTGCAATACAAAATTCTCGCATTGCCCAAGTACCCCATTTTAATTGAATTGTGTTGTTGTTTAGTTTTAATTCAAACATAGGTTTATACTGTTTCAGTTTGTGTTAATGGTGGCAATGTTACTACGAAAGTTGCAGTAAATTTAACATCATCTTTATCGGCAGCATTTACTTCAAAATTGCTAATAAATACTTGACCTGAATAAATGATATCACCTGCGGTTGGTGTTGCTTTACCCATCTTCATATTGAAGGCAGTTTTAGCAGCGTGAGCAGCATACAATTGTTGGTAAGAATCCTTACTAGGAGTCCCTGTTTCATCAATTGCAAAACCATCACCTTTGAATGATTGAGTAAATGAAGGACCAGCTTGATATTGGTCGCCACATTTTGAAGTTGCATCAATAGTGTTAACAGTTGATGTCATTGAGTTTGTTGTAAGACAAGCAACAGGTTTAAATGTTCCGTCATTGTCTATGTCAGCTAAAAGGATATAATCTCTTGCTGATACTTTAGTTTCTGCCATTTTATTTTAATTTTGAGTTATTATTAAATTATAAGTTATTATTGTTCTAAATACGTTGTCCAAAGGGTTTAAACCATCTAAATTTCTAATTGCACCAACCACCAAACTTGAAGCATAAAACCCATTTGCAAGGGTAATATTTGTTTCCGAGTTGATTGCATTTAGTATTAAATCGCTTATTGTTTCGGCTCTTTTATATCCAAAGTTACTATTTTTTATTACAATGTCAACATCCATAGTAACGGCATTCGTATAACTGATTTTACCTTGTTCCTGTGCGGATGTTCTGCCTGTCATAATTATATATTCATCAAGAGCAGAATCAGGTGCTATCCCATCATAAACAGGTAGTGTGCTTGAACTTGTCAAGTTGGTATAAAACCACTTTTTTATTTCTATATTAGGATTAAGCATTTAATAATTTATTTAGTCTTTCAATTAATTTAGGTTTTTCCATTTCGTAAGCTGGTAATAAAAATGGTTGTGGTCTTAATCCTTTTCTTAATATACTACGAGCAATTAAATATGCAATACTCCTATCATTTTTACCATTACCAATTCCTTTAGCTTTTACCCACAACATTATTGCATTAATCATATCTTTAAATGTACTATTACCTTTAAATTTACCCTGAAATTCAGGAAATGTTGAAGGTACATTAGCTTGTGGTCCTGTGCCAAATTCAACAAATGGTGCATAAGAAGCGTTAGCAGAAACTGTATAGGTTAAATCACTATCCTTTGTAAGTGCTATTGAATTTCTTAATTGACCAAAGTTTACAGGTGCTAATCTTTTGGCATCACTTTGTATTTTAAGTGCAGAAGCATTTATTTCATCACTTACACCTTGTTTCAATGCAGTAGATAATTTATCTAACTTACTTTCAAGTTCCTTCATTCCACTTAAACTTACTATGAATGCCATTATGCGTACATTAATATTTCGTAAAATCTAAACTGATTTTCTACATCCTTTATTGAATGGATTGTGTACATTTCCCCTTCAGCCTCTATTTTGTACATATTGTTAATCGTTACATCGTACCTGATAAATACTTTAGCAGAACGAGTAAAACTTAATTGTGCTTCTAACAATGCTCTATTCTCATCTTGTGGTCTAAAATCGCCAAATACAACCTCTTGTAAAGCATAGGTAGTTGTGTAGCCACCTTGCCCATCAGCGGTGATTGTAGGCACATATAAGCCTATTTCCGAGTACATTGTGTTGGCATCTACATAGT